AAACATTAATTTTTGAAGGGAATACTGACAACGGTGAAATTGAAACAATTTCATTTCCACAAACCTCAAATGGGGTTTTTGGTTCCTCAGTTGATTGCCATCAAGATATTATGTCTCAATCAAATACTGCTGCGTCTAATAAACAGGCTCAAGTTTATTCAGTTGCTGCAATGGCTTGTAGAAGAGTTATTTTTAAAGATATAAAAGTTACGGATATTCCTTCAGATAAACCAGTTGAACCTATAATAAAGGATGAAATCAAACCAACGATATCTGAGCCAATAAAACCAAAAGCAAAAACTACTAGAACAGAAAAAACAATAAAAGAAGGTATTAGTAAATTAATATTAAGAAGATTACTATCTGAATGTGATTATTTTGATGTTATTAAGAAAGAAGTACCAATGTTATATGATTCTATACAGGAAAAAATCAAATATTTTAACCCTGCGTTTCACTCTATGACACCTGAAGGATTAAACTCTCGTTTGACGTTTTTAAATCAATGTGTTCGACCTGGTGAATCAATTCCTGTTATTGGGGATAAAGGTCAGATAGTAGCTAATGATGCGTTAAACACCTCATTTGGAGCACCACCTGTTTTAGTTTTAAGAATTGGGGATTTTTATAATGGTAAAATTATACCAAGGTCAATTGGTTTTTCATATGAACCTTTGGTTTTTGATATGAATCCTGAGGGTATTGGAATCCAACCAATGATTGCAAATGTTACGATGCAATTTGATATGATTGGTGGAATGGGATTAGAAAAACCGGTAGAAGAGTTACAAAACGCTTTATCGTTCAATTATTATGCTAATACTGAAATTTACGATGAAAGAGCAAAATGGACGGATGATAGTTGGAAAAAGTTAGATAAAGAATATTTCCAATCTTTAATTGATGAACAACCAACATTAACTGTTGCTCAAGTTGATAATCAACAAACAAATACTGCTGGAGAAACTATTGGACAAATACAAACAACTGTTAATGGTGTTAGTGGTCAAACTGGTGATATAACCTACATGAAAATTATGGATACTTTATTAGATGTAACTAAAGAGTATTATACTAATATTGTTAATCAAGGTGAGAGTATGACTAAATCATATAATAATGGTATTTGGCAATTAATTTCAAAAGAAAGACAATATACTGATGGTATATCTAATTTTAATATTGATAATTTACCACCATCTTTTACTGTAAATATTTTTGGTAAATCTGTTTTTGAGAGTAGAATTGATGAATTATTTAATAAAACAATTGAAGATGTTGATAATAATAGTAATTTCATAATTTTAGGATTAATTGCGGAAAACTTTAATGATGCAACACTTAGAAGTGTTAAAACAAATTTAAAAACATATTTAACTAATTATAAAACTGATTTTAGTTTAGGTGTTAGTACTATTGTTAGTAATGTCGTTCAACAACAAGTTGATATGGTTCAAGTTTTTAGAAAAATTAATTTTGTTACAACATTATCTGATGGTGTTATTATTGATTCAAAACCTAAAATATATAATATTTCCGGTACAACAGAAATTGATAAATCAAGTAAACCGATACCATTAGATACCTATGATGAATTATCAACAGATTATAAATCGGTTTCAAATAATTTAAATAAATTTAATCAATATCTTATTGATAAGAGTATTATTTATAATGGATATAACGAACCGGGAGGGTTTAATCCAACATCAACAGTTTTTGAATTAACAGATTTGCCAGGTAAAAGATTTTTTATGGTTATGTCTCAAATATTTGATAATAGTGATGATTTTAATACGTTTAAAACGTCAATAATTACTAATGATATGGATAAATCAACACCAAATTTATTAAAATCATTTAATAAAATTGTTAATAAATTTCAAGATAAAGTTAAAATAGAATTAAAGGAAGAAGAAAAGTTTTATAAAACATTTAAAAAGAGTAACGATTATAAAAATTATCTTGTGGTTGAAAACCTTTATAAAAAAGGTAAAACACGTAAATTTAATTATACGACAGAACCATCATCAAAGAATGTTGAACAAACTAAAAATTTATTTTTATTATACCAAGGTAAGAATGATGGTGATAAAATAATTTGGACTGATAAAACTCAATTTAATTAAAAATGAATAATAGACAAAATTATAATAGATATAATCAATTTTTATTAAATGGTGAACAAACTATTGTTCCTTATATTTCCGTTTCTAGTAAATCGTCGGATAAAAGATATATTTATAAAGTTGGTCAATCTAGATTGGATAAAATATCACAACAATATTATGGTACCCCAACTTTTGGTTGGTTAATTCTTGCGGGAAACCCAATTTTTGGTGGTGATGAATGGTCTATACCGGATGCTGCGATATTAACAATTCCATTTCCTTTAGTATCATCTTTACAAGAATATAAATCTCAATTAGATAATCATTTCTATTATTATGGTAGGTAACTCTGAAAATATATTGGTCGAATTCGACTACAATAACATTACAATTATTGACCCAAACAAAGTTATTGATAGTGATAATAAAGTGAAGGATAGATACGTTAAACAAGAGGATTTAGTGATGTACGCTAATCTTGAATGTAATGTCTTACCAAGAACTAAATTAGCTATTGGGGTTGCAAATAATGATTCTATTAGAACAGTTTCTATTGCAAAAATTAATTTTTTAAAGCCTGGTGGTAAAGATTATTTAGATAATTCATATACGGATGAATTAACGGGTAAAGGTGCTATAAAAGGTGATGGTGTTAATCAACCAACTTTTAAAGGGATAACTAATCCTAATAACAGTGATGATTTTTACATTAAACAAACTATTAGTTCAAACGGAAAACCGGGGGCTACGGATAATGGTTTATTGGGGATAACTTCTATTAACATTAGACAAGGGTTAGATTTTATGCCAACAATTGATATTAGGTTGGTGGATATTAAAGGTAGGGCGTTATTTGAAGCGGGTGATAATTCTCCATATGCGGCGTTTTTCAATTTACCTTACCCATTATTTCATTTAACGATAAAAGGGTATTTTGGTAAGGCGGTTAGATTAGCCTTAATGTTACAAAATTTTACTACAACATATAATGGAAACACAGGTAACTTTGATATTGATTTAAAGTTTTACACATACAAATATACTGTTTTAGCTGATGTAACGATGGGGGCTTTATTGGCGACACCACATATGTATCAATCAAGATTTAATATTAGTCAAACTAGTGGTGGTCCAAGTCCAACAACTAAAACAGATAATGTTGTCGTTGAAAGAGGTTATCAAAAAATACGAGAATTATATAGTGAGTATAAATCAAAAGGTTTAATTGCGGATGATTTCCCTGAAATTACTTTAATGCAGATGAAAGACAGAATTGATAATTTTATTAAAAATGTTCTTGATTCGTTTATTAAACAAAACTTGGACCCTTTAACTAATTTAGATACCTATGGTATTCAGTTAAGGGATTATCAAAAAGAAGTTTTTTATACTGTAAAAACTTCATGGTTTAATGAATTTATGGATACAAGTAATTATTATATCTTAAATAAATTAAATACAAAAGTTTATACATTCAAAAAAGAATTAAACGACCAAAATAAGTCTGACGCAATTTCAAAATTGAAGGGGATTATTGATAAGAATAATAAATTACTTAATGAAAACTCTACTTGTGGTACAAACGGTAGTTATGTGATTAATGGTAAAAAAACGGAATGTAAAATACCTAATGATATTACTTATGAAAAAGTATTTACAATACAAATTAAACCAACGGATATTAATTTAACCGAAACATATAAATTACAAAGAAAAAATAGTCAAGCAACTCCGGAAGATTTAAAAAAATTCCAAGCGGAATTAGAAAAGACAAATCTTTTTCATAACACATCTGTAACTCTTAAAAATGGTGCTAAACAAGCTATTTCTGAATATTTTGTATTTGAAGGAACTGGTTCATTTATCGATTTAACTGATAATATGAATAAAAACTTAAAAACCAAAAGAAATGAAATTGAAGATGAATTAACAAAGGCTTTATCGGCCTTATTGGAGAATAAGGATAATGGTATTGGTTTTGTACCAACAATTAGAAATGTGTTGGCGGTTGTTTTTGCAAATGGTGAGGCTTTTTTACGTTTATTGGATGAAGTTCATACTAAAGCTTGGGCTCAAAGAGATACTAAAATTAGAAAAGATGTTATTTTTAATAAACAAGTTGCTAATGCAAGTGCTGATAGTAAAGATTCCGGAGATGATAAAAATCAACCGGTATATCCTTGGCCTCAAGTAATAAAAGAAACTCCGGGGGAAAAAGGTCAGGAAAAATATGAATTAAGATATCCTGGTGATAGTGATATTATTGGAGAAACTAAAGGTTATTTATATGATATTTGGCCTGAAATAGAGTTTGTTGAAGAATTTATTAGTTCAATGACTCAAAAAACACCACCACCACCACCATCAACAAAATCGTCAAATTCAAAAAAAGACCCTGTAAGAGTTTCAACAAATGCTATCGAATTTCCAATTAGTAATGATGTTTATGCTAACAAAGAATTAGTAAAATATTTTTATGAAATTTATGAAAGAACATTATTAACCTCTCAATATTCTAAATTAGATAGAACTAATAATTTAACTTCGGAGACTGATAAAGTTTCAAACGTTATTAGTGAAGGTGAATCTATTAATGTGTTAAATAGTTTATCAGATAATAATGATGTGGAATTAATTAAAAATTTAAAAGAATATAATTTTACTTCAGTTAAATTTGATAGTGTGTTAAAACATATTTCAAATGAGGGCGTTTCCCAAAGTTGGCAAAATTATATAAGAGGTATTTTTAATACAGGTTATATTAAAAATGTTGTGGAAAACGCGTCTTTTGAGTTTAAATCTAAAAGTGTTGTTAATAATTCTGAGTCCCAACCATTAGTTTCTGTTAATAATGAAAAGGATATAATCGAATACATTTCAAATTCTACTACATCAAATCAATTTGATTTAACAGATACTTACCCATTTACAGATAAAACTTGGGTTAAGAATAATTTGGCTAATGGGGTTGCAACAGATGAAAAATTAGCATTTAACACAACAAAAACATTATTATATAATACTGTTAAAAAAGTTGTTACAAATTTTAGTGATACTCAATCAGAGGATGTTAAAAAACCAATAACTAATTTTGTTTATAAAAATGTAATTGCACCAATTGTTGGAAATGATTTAAGAAATTTTTATAGTAGTAGAACATATACGAAACAATTACCAACTGAAGGTGATGTTAAATATTTGAACTATAGTGGGCTTGTTAGTAGTTATCAAACAACCTCAATGTTTAATACTCCATATTTTATAAATTCAATTCAAGAGGGGGTTCAAAATGTTAAAAATGGTGTTAAATACCCATATGTTAGTTCCGCTTATTTGTTTATTAACAGTTTGCCATTATCAACCTTAAGAGAAAAATATAAAACATATACAGGTAACGACACAAATTATTCTGAAGAAAATTTAGATTATATTTTTGCGTCTATGAAAAAATTTGCGGCTTTACATAAGGTTCCGTATGCTTGGGCGTTAAAGATAGGTTCTATTTGGCATCGTTATAAAACATATGTTAATACTAATGTTGATATATTAAGTGATTCTTGGAAAGATTTTGATTATAAAAATAATTATGACCCTATTAGTGGTAAAACATCTACGGTTTATAATTTTACCATTCCGGGTCAAATATCGGCAACAACTATTGTGTTGGAAACAATAACAACAGCATCAACACTTAATGGTATAAATTACACAACAACAATTAATACCGGATTCTATCCTAAATTGATAAATGATTTTAATGTGTTTTATCAGGGGTATAATATATTCACAGATTACACCAGTGGAGGTATTCAAAGTGGTTTCACCGAAGGACTTACTTTAAATTATGTTCCTGAGGCGGTAATAGATAATACTATGGGTATTCCTACCTCATATTGTATAACTAATAGAGTTATTCCATGGTCTGTTTCTGTTACAGCAGATTATGGTCAATATGCTTATGTTATGCCATCAAATGGTAGTGTTTTTAATCAAACAAAGAATGAATGTTTTAATATATTAAGTGAATTAGTGTATGATTTAACTGGTAATACTTCTATGTATAATGGGTCGGCTAGATTATTTTGGGCGGCACCTAATTATGGTTATTTTGATAATAGTAAGGTTGTTAAACCAGACCCTATTCGATATTTAAAACAAGTGTTTAATGGGCAAAGTGCTCAAGAAAATTTCTCAATTAATGGTGAATTAATTAATTATACAGAAATTAGTGAAATGTTTTCTGTTTTTGATAGAGATGCTTTAGATAAATTTGAAAATGAGTTTTTAAATTTTACGATATCTGTTTATGATTATAAAGTTGATGAAAATTCAACAGATACGGATACAGAAAAATCGTTTAAAAATTTCCAATCATTATTGAGAAATATGATGAAAATTACAAATACAACAACAACTAATGAACAATCAGTTAGCGACATTCAATCTAAACAATTAACAAAAATATCTAATACGATTTCTCAATTTTTAAATTATGATGTTTATTTTAAATTAGGTAATCCATCGTCATTTAATAAACAATTATTTTACACCTTTTCAAATAAACATAAAGTAGAAATTGAAAATCCTATTACTTGGGATTATTATAACTATACAACACCAAACGCATTACCTAGTGGTACAACATTAAATAATTCATTAGAAACTTATCCTTTAGAGTGGAAAGCATTGGAGACCTATGTTGGATTCTCCGATATACCAGAGTTATTATATAAAGATGGTGGTTCGTATATTACAGATTTTTTTATTGATTGTAATGTGGCTTTTGATGTGTATAATATTGAAAAATTGGCACCAATAATTAAAATATATGCAACTCAAAAATTAAAAGATAAAACTTTGAATTATGATAAGTTTGTTAAATTAATGGATGTACATTTAGATAGTTTAGATTTATTTACTAATAGAATTATAAACAGTACAATGATTAAATTACAAAATAAGTTACCTAATGTTAATTTTACTCCTCAACCTAAAATTGAAACTGTTTTGGAAAGTAAACAAACTAAACTTGAATTATGGGAATCATTTAAAGCGACAAATGATAAATGGATTTCAGGTACTGATTTTAAAGAAAAAACATTATTTGAGGATGTTTTATTGATGGATAGAGCAAGTAGAGATGTGGGCGATTTAATTCTTGTGGATATTCAAAAGTTACAAGTTGATTTAACAGATATAAATGTTACCTCGACAATGCTAACATATGTTCAAACAATATTGGTTAGAAATAACTTTGTTGTTATGAATATACCATCATATGTAAATTTTTATAATGTTCAAAATGCGGTTAAAAATCCAAAACCAAAACCGGAAGGAACGTTGGAATTTGCTAATACCTTATTTGGTACATTTATGAATGTTGATTATAGAGATTCTTCTGCTAAAATGGTTTGTTTTTATGCTGGAAAACCAAGTGAACAACTCGATTTAAAAGAGAATGTTGATTATAGATATAGAAATGATGCGTTTGATTTAAGACGAGTTGATAACCCATTAGTTGAAAATCAAATAGGTAAAAATGATTGGGATAAGTCAAATAAGGTTGTTGGGTTTAATGTTGAATTTGGACCACAAAATCAATCTATATTTCAAGGGTTTAATGTTTCTCAAAACCCTGGTTTAGCTACGGCAGAATCGTTGGAAGTATTAAATCAAATGGCTAATCAATCAAATAATAGGGGTGGTGCCACTCAGAATACATCATTGTATAACTTATATAAAAATAGAAGTTATGCTTGTACTGTAACTATGTTGGGTAACGCTATGATACAACCTACGATGTACTTTAATTTAAGACACGTACCAATGTTTAGTGGTCCTTATATGATTCAAAAAGTTAATCATTCAATAACACCAGGACATTTTGAGACAATTTTTGAAGGTATTAGACAACCTACGGCTTCTTTACCTAAGATAGATAATTATATTCAATCACTTAAGACAACATTATTACAATCAATTATTGAAAAAAATAATAAAGATAAACAAGAGAAGGAGAAAGCACTTAAATCAGGTGTGGATACTAACATTATTAATCAAAAAAATAGTGTAATTAGTAAAAATGTAAGTCAAGATGGTACGACTCAAAGCAATAGTCAAAACTGTAAGCCTATGGAGGCAAAACAAAATAAATATGGTAAATTTACAGTTATTAATGATAAATTAAGTACTAGTGTAACATATAAAGAAGTTGTGGATTTAATATCGTTAAAAACAACAGACCAAAAACTTCGTTACGCAGTTTTTGCAAAAATGTACTTGAGTTCATCTCAAAGTGGCGTGTTACAATCGCATTCATTTAATTTTAGTGATACGGATTTAAAACAAGATTGGGGTCCATCTGTTGAATCATTTTTTACGACAAAAAAATATTATTGTAGTAATGAAAATAAACCATATATCGTCTTTACTAGTTTAACTCAAAATGTTGAATTTTTAATATCAAGATATAAAGATAGGGTTGGAAAAATTAAAAGTGTTAATTCAAAAGACATTACAAAATTTTTAATATTATATGGTGAAACTTCAATGTATGATGATTCGTTTTATACAAAAATAAATCCTACAGTTATTACAACAATTGAAAGTAATGTTCAGGATTCTATTAATATTTATAACCCAATAAGTGGAAATTATAACAAAACACCAAATTAGTAACATTTACAAATAAACAGATATTTATATATAAAAAAGATTATGGATACAAAATCATTATTAGAAAATTACTTAGGTAAAAAAACCCGTACTACCGAAAAAGATATGGGTAACGGTTCAAAACAAGTATGTGATTTAGATTCAGGTGATTGTTATACAATTAGAATGAAAGATGGTCTAATTGAAAGAGTTGATAACACTATGAGTCAAAATAGAAAAATACAAGTTGAAACTACAACAGGTGTAAAACAATTATTAAACGGATAAAATGAAAAAAATAGATAATAGAATTTTAGAGGAGATTGCTAGATATAATTCAATTAATAGTTATATTGTAGAACAAGATGCTACTTTACCACCACCTCCGGGTGAAGACCCAAATGCGTTACCACCTATGGGAGGAGCTCCAGCTCCTATGGACCCAAATATGGTAACACCATCACCTGAAGCTCCAGCAGGACCACAACCGGTTGATTTAACTACTGACCCTGATGTGGAAAAAGTTGGTGAAGGTGAAACAGGGGATAAAACAGGGGGTTCAACTGAAGAAATGGATATTACTGATTTAGTAAAATCTCAGAAAAATGTTGAACAAAAACAAGAAGAGTATTTTGATAATTTATTTCAACATTTAGATAACTTAGAATCTAAGTTAGGTGAGATGGATGGTATTATGAGTAAATTGAATGATTTAGAAGCGAAGATTGAAAAATATAGAGAAAAAACTCCTCAAGAAAAATTAGAACTTAGAACTTTAGATTCGGGACCATTCAATCAAAAATTAAGTCAATTTTTTGATGATAAAGAAGAGGACATGGAAAAATCAGGAAAAAATGAATATGTTTTAACACAAGATGATGTTGAAGATTATTCACCTGTTGAAATTAAAAAAACATTTAGAAATTTTGACGATAGTTCGTCAGGGTTTCAACAAGTTAGATAGATAAGACGGTCTTCGGACCGTTTTTATTTCACAAAACAATTTGACAAACACACCTTTAACACTTATACTTTTATAAACCTTTAAATATTTTAAACACTATGGCGACAAATTCATTAGACGCAGTTTTGGCTCAATACGAGAAAGCAAAACAAGGTAGTAATTCTTCTACTACAAAATTTACACAAGAAGAAAGAATGAAAAAATACTTCGCGGCAATCCTTCCAGATAAGGAAACTCAAGGCCAAAGAAGATTAAGAATCTTACCAACAACAGATGGTTCTTCACCATTTAAAGAAGTTTGGTACCACGAGATTCAAGTGGATGGAAAATTCCAAAAATTTTATGACCCGGGAAAAAACGACAATGAACGCTCACCTTTAACTGAGGTTTATGAAGAACTTCGTGAAACAGGAAAAGAAGAGGACAAAAAATTATCGTCAAATTATTTGGCTCGTAAATTTTACATTGTTAAAGTTATCGATAGAGATAATGAGGGGGATGGAGTTAAATTTTGGAGATTTAAATCTAACTACAAGAATGAAGGTATCTACGACAAAATCATCCCTATCTACAGAAATAAAGGTGATATTGCTGACCCTGAAAAAGGTAGAGACCTTATCTTAGAATTAACTAAGGCTAAGACTCCAAAGGGAGCTGTTTATACAGTAATTCAAACGGTTATGTATGATGATGCAGCACCAATTCACGAAGATTCAAAACTTGCTGAAAGTTGGATTAACGATGAATTAACTTGGGAAGATGTTTACTCTAAAAAACCAGTTGAGTACTTAGAATCTATTGCAAGAGGTGAAACTCCAAAATGGAATTCTGATAAAGGTGGTTATGATTATGGTAACTCTGATGAGTCTGAAGTATCGTTTGGTGGTTCTAAACCATCTGCACCAATTGACCCACAAGCGGGAGATGAAGAGGATAATGATATGCCTTTCTAATCAAATAATTTAGACATATAGTTAGGACACTAAGATATACTTGGTGTCCTACTTGTCTAAAAAAAATAACAAATTAAACTAATTAGAAATATGGCGATTAAAAAGAAAACATTCTCGTTAGAGGATATAAAGGGTAAATTCTCTACAAAAACAAAATACAAACCTGAAAGCTTCTATAACTGCGGTGAAGCTTTTATGGATGCTTGTGGTTTACCCGGACCTGTAATGGGGGGTATCAATATGATGTTAGGTCATTCAAATACTTCAAAAACAACAGCTATGATATTAGCGGCGGCTGATGCTCAGAAAAAAGGACATTTACCGGTGTTTATTATAACGGAAAAAAAATGGTCTTGGGAACACTCGGTTGAATTGGGGTTACAAGCGGAACAAAATGAAAATGGTGAGTGGGACGGTCATTTTATTTTTAACGATTCTTTTGAAACAATAGAACAGGCGACTGATTTTATGAATGATATATTAGATGCTCAAGAAAAAGGTGAATTACCGTATAATGTTGCTTTTTTCTTTGATAGTATTGGTAGTATTCCCTGTCAAATGACTTTTGAAGGTAAGGGGGGGTCTATGCACAATGCTAGAGTACTATCAGAAAGAATAGGTATGGGGTTACATTCAAGAATAACAAAATCAAAAAAAGAGGATTATCCTTATTACAATACTTTAGTTGTAATTGTACAACCTTGGGTTGAATTGCCGGACTCACCATTTGGTCAGCCTTCTATTAAACCTAAAGGCGGTGAGGCGTTATATTTGGCATCTTCTTTAGTATTTTTATTTGGTAACCAAAAAAATGCTGGAGTTAATCATATAACCGCAACTAAAAATGGTAGAACCGTATCTTATGCTGTTAGAACAAAAGTATCAATATTAAAAAATCACGTAAATGGTATTGCGTTTAAGGATGGGAAAATTATTGCGGTTCCTCAAGGATATATTGCGGATACAAAAGAGGCGTTAGATAAATATAAAAAACAATATTCTAGTTATTGGGGTGCGATACTTAGTGGTACCGGTGAATTGATATTAGATGAAAATAGTGAAGACGATTCTGACGATTAAAAAAATTGATACTATTACTACTTTTAAGTATTTTTAAGATATTTATATAATATGGGAAGACATAAGATTGATGAAGATAAAAAAAAGGTAAAAGTTTCGGTTGCGATTGACCCTGAATTACCTCAATACTTTAAGGATAAATCTATAAATTTATCTTCCCTTGTTAATAAATTATTAAAAGAATATATTAAAAATGGAAACTAAAGTTTGTAGTAAATGTAATGTTGAAAAACAAATAACCGATTTTTATAAAAAAAATAATTATTGTAAAATTTGTCATTTAGAAAAAAAACAAAATTGGAGAAAAAATAATCCCGAAGAATATAAAAAACAAAACAAAAATTATTGGGAGAGAACTAAAGATGTTCAATCACAAAAAAAGAAAGTTTGGATTAAAAATAATCGGGAAAAGTATAATAGTTATTGGACAAATAGAAAAAATATAGACCCAGAATTCAAACTACTAATGAATATGAGGTCTAGATTATGTGGTTATTTAAAGAAACTTAACATAACCAAAACTAACAAAACTTTTGATATTGTGGGTTGTTCTCCCCAATTTTTAAAAGAACATTTAGAAACCCAATTTACTGATGGTATGAGTTGGGATAACAGGAGTGAGTGGCATATTGACCACATCATTCCATTATCATCGGCAAAAACAGAAGACGAACTTTATAAGTTGTGTCATTATGAAAATCTTCAACCATTATGGGCTGAGGATAATTTGAAAAAGAGTAACAAAATTTTATAGTAACGAATACAAACAAAACAAGTGACTAAAACACTATTAGTGGATGGAAACAATCTACTTAAGATTGGGTTTTGCGGGGTTAAAGACTTTTACCACAACGGAAAACACATAGGAGGATTATGGCATTTTATCAATACAATTAGACGTTTTATAGACGAACAAAATTTTGATAAGGTTGTTGTTATGTGGGATGGTGATAATAATTCATCCGCCCGAAAACTTATTTACCCCCAATATAAAGAAAAACGACGTATAACCGAAGATTTCAAAGATGAATCTTTTGAAGAACAGAAAGAGAGAATCAAACAATACTTGGAGGAATGTTATATAAGACAAATCAACGTAGATAATAACGAAGGCGACGATTTGATTGCTTACTACTGCCAAATCTCGGAAAACGAACAAAAGACTATCTATTCGGGGGATAAAGACCTTACCCAACTTATATCGGATAAGGTATCGGTATATTATCCAAGAACCAAAGAGACTTATCATTTAGGAAGTAAAATCAAATGTGATTTTTACGAATTTCCCCACGAAAACATCAGGACTTATAAAATTCTATCTGGAGATAAATCGGACAATATTGACGGTATTTCAGGGTTGGGTGAGAAAACTCTTATAAAGTTTTTTCCTGAGCTACTTGAAAAAACCGTTTCTATTACCGATATTTTAGAAAAGGCTGAAATTCTACTAAAGGAAAACAAGGGTAATAAGACATTACAAAATCTTTTATCCGGAAAAACTAAAAGTGGTGTGTATGGTGATGAGTTTTTTGTTATTAACGAAAAAATTATAAATTTATCAAACCCATTAATTACTGATGGTGCTAAAGAACTTGTTGAATTATATTATAAAGAAACCTTAGACCCTGATGGAAGGGGTCATAGGGGACTTATTAAAATGATGATGGAAGATGGGTTTTTTAAGTATCTACCGAAGGGGGATGACGCGTGGGTTAATTTTGTTAGACCCTTTTTAAAACTAACAAGAAAAGAAAAAAGAAATTATAAAAACAATTAATTAAAACTATGAAAGACCAAGATTCGGTAAAATTAGAATTCTTAATGATGGTAAATGATAACATCATTGTGCAGAGATTTTTTAACGTAAGAGAGTTCAATAATGAGGGAAAAAACTCGTTAGAACTTTATGACTTACTTCGTGAATTTAAAGACGATATTCAAACTCAATTGTCGTTGAAAACCGTAACGTATATGACGGATAATATGTACGAAATTGTGAACAATCCTGCTATTTTGGAAACGTCTTATACTGACGGTCCGGAGTACTTCAACATCTTCATCAAACAAAATGATGTGACAATTTGTCATAGACAGGTGGATGCTAAAGTATACCCTCCAAAGATAAGATATACTGTGGATGTACGCCCACACCTAAAAAACCTATTAATGAATTTAACTGACATTTTTTCGTCAAAAGATTTAACAAAAAAATATCTAGAAGTTAACCTAAGTGTATAGTATTTATTAATACACTAAAAGAAAAATATATGGCGTCAAACAAAAATTTTGAGTATCTAGGTAGTACATTTCAGATACAATTATTAAACCAAATCATTATCGATAAAGACTTCTCAAGGTCAATTATAGATGTGATTGAAACAAGTTATTTTGAGAATAAATATTTCAAATTAATCATTCAAATGATTAAAGAGTATTACACAAAATACGAACACACACCAACCTTTGACACCTTAGAACAAATCACAAAATCTGAGATACAACAACCTCTGGCGGCAAAAATCATTATTGATACCCTTACAAAAGTTAAGGAGTCCACGTTAGAAGGTGCTGAGTTTGTACAAGAAAAATCTATGAAATTTTGTAAACAACAAGAGTTACAAAAAGTAATGGTTAAAGCTCAAAAAATCATCGATACTGGTGAGTTTGAAAGTTATGATACATTAGAGGAAATGGTTAGTAAGGCATTACAAGTAGGGGAACACGATAAGGGAACTGAAAGTGTTTTTAGTAACTTAGATGATGTTTTAAACGAAGATTATCGTCATCCGATACCGATGGGTATTCCGGGTATAGATAGACTTTTAAAAGGTGGGTTGGCTAAAGGTGAAATCGGTGTTATTTTAGCACCAACAGGTGTAGGTAAATCTACTTTACTTACAAAAATTGCAAATCATTCATTTAATTTGGGGTATAATGTTTTACAAATATTCTTTGAGGATAATCCGAAGATTATCCAACGAAAACACATTACATTATGGACAAAAATCCATCCGGATGAATTGTCTATAAGAAAAGATGAAGTTATGGTTAAAGTTCAAGAAATTAAGGAGAAAATGCCTAATGAATTAATACTTAAAAAACTTCCATCTGATACTATAACAATGATGCAAATTAAGAATCAAATTAGAAAAATGATTTCTGAAGGTATTAAAATTGATATGGTATTATTGGACTACATTGACTGTGTGGTTCCGGATAAAAACTTAGGAGATGAATGGAAATCTGAAGGGTCTGTGATGAGAGGTTTTGAATCTATGTGTCACGAACTTGATTTAGTTGGATGGACTGCAACTCAGGGTAATAGAAGTTCAATATCCTCAGATGTTGTAACTACCGACCAAATGGGTGGTTCTATCAAAAAAGCTCAGGTTGGACACGTAATCATTTCCGTGGCTAAATCTCTACAGCAAAAAGAAATGAAACTAGCGACGATAGCAATTACTAAATCACGTATTGGTGATGATGGTGTTGTCTTTGAGAATTGTAAATTCGATAATGGTATGTTAGAGATTGATACTGAGAGTTCAGTAACATTCTTAGGGTTAGAAGAACAAACTGAAGAAAGAAATAGACAGAGAATCAAGGACTTGTTAGATAAGAGAAAAGAAAAAAACCAACAACAAATTAATTAATATGAAAGAAAAAATATTAGAACCAAATAATGAGAGATTTGTTATCTTCCCAATAGAACATAATGATATTTGGGAATTTTACAAACAACACCAAGCGGCGTTTTGGACAGCGGAAGAAGTTGATTTATCTAATGATATTAGAGATTGGGAAAACCTATCTGATAATGAGAGATATTTCCTTAAAAATATATTAGCATTCTTTGCGGCATCTGATGGTATCGTGAATGAAAATTTGGCTGAGAACTTCTTAAAAGAAGTTCAATATGCTGAAGCGAAGTTCTTCTACGGATTCCAAATTATGATGGAGAATATTCACTCCTTAATGTATTCATTATTAATAGATACTTATGTGTCTGATGAGACAGAAAAAGATGAATGTTTCCACGCAATAGATAGATTACCTGCTGTTCAGAAAAAAGCTAGTTGGGCATTGAAATGGATAGAAAGTTCGTCTTTTCAAGAAAGATTAGTAGCGTTTGCGGCGGTTGAGGGTATCTTCTTCTCAGGTTCATTCTGTTCAATCTTTTGGATGAAATCAAGAGGGATTATGCAAGGATTATGTAATGCTAATAGCCTCATCTTCAAAGATGAGAACTTACATTGTGATTTTGCGATTCATTTGATTAACAATCATATTGAAAACAAACCAACGGAGAAAAGAATTAAAGAAATTTTATTATCAGCATTAGAAATTGAAAAAGAGTTTATTACTGAGTCATTACCTGTATCTTTAATTGGTATGAATTCAAATTTAATGAAACAATATCTTGAATTTGTAACTGATGGACTATTAGTTAAGTTTGGATGTAAAAAACATTTTAATGTTGAACAACCATTTAAATTTATGGAACAAATCGCTGTTGAAACAAAGGGTAACTTTTTTGAATCAAGAACAATGGAGTATCAAAAAGCTAAGTTAGGAGAATCATTAACATTTACAGACGATTTTTAATATGATGTCACTAAAAATAAGAAAAAGAGGGGGTGATGAGGTATCCTTTAACCCCCAAAAAATTTACAATAGAGTTAAACAAGCTTCTAAAGGGTTAAAAGTTAATGCTGATGAGGTGTTCATTAAAGTGATTACTTCGGTCCCAACTGAAGGTGTTATTACAACTAAAGAGTTGGATAAATTGGTTTACGAGATTGCTGCGGCTTATACTGGTAGTCATCACGATTACTCAAGACTAGCGTCATCTGTGGCAATATCTGCGTATCACAAAGAGACTGATGAAAGTTTCTGTAATACAATGAAAAGTTTATATGACGATGATATTATTAATGATATCTTAATCAATACAATTACTCAATACGGTCCTGAAAATATTGATTCGGTAATAAATCACGAGAATGATTACAATTTTGATTATTTTGCGTGGAAATCATTACAGGAAATGTATTTGTTGAAAACACCTAAAGGTGTTGTAGTTGAAAGACCTCAACATATGTATATGAGAGTTGCTTTATGGGTGACTAAATCATTTGAAGAGGCGGTTGAATACTATAATTCGTTATCGAATCAACTTATCTCTCCGGCAACACCAATTATGATTAATGCGGGTACCAAAACACCTCAACTAGCGTCTTGTGTGTTGAAGTACAATAACGGAGATTCAAGACAAGGTTTGTTGGATACATTTAATGACATTTCAACTTATTCGTCAGATGCGGCTGGAATTGGGTTATGTATGTCTAACATTCGTAGTAAAGAAAGTCGTATTAACTCATCAGGAGGATTTGCGGGTGGTTTATTGAAATACCTAAAGATTGTTAATGAAGGGTTAAGATTCTTCAACCAACAAGGAAGAAGACCGGGTAGTGCTGCTATCTACATAGAACCTTGGCATAAGGATATTATGGACTTACTTGAAATCAAAAAGAATACGGGTGCTGAGGAGTTGAGAGCAAAAGATTTATTTACCTCAATTTGGTTACCGGACAACTTTATGAACGCAGTTAAGAACAATGATGATTGGTATTTGTTCTGTCCTAACGAAATTATCAAAGCGGGTATCAAACCATTACAAGAAGCTTACGGTGATGAGTATGAATCAAATTACAACAAAGCAGTTGAACTTGGTTTAGGTAAGAAAGTAAAAGCACAAACAATTTGGAATAAGATTATTGAATCTCAGGTTGAAACCGGAGTTCCTTACTTATGTTCTAAAGATAGTGCTAACAGAAAAACTAACCATCAAAACATCGGAGTGATTAAACAATCTAACTTATGTAATGAGATTTACCAATTCACCGATGAGAACACCACAGCAATCTGTACGTTATCATCTATGGTATTAAAGAACTTCATCATAAAAGGAGAATTTGATTTCAAATTACTTTATAGTGAAGTTAGAAAGGTTGTTAGAGCACTTAACAAAGTTGTTGATATCAATAGTTATTCAACTGAACAAGGAAGAAAAGGTGGGTTGGAACAAAGAGCGATTGCCATTGGAACACAAGGTCTTGCTGATGTATTCTTCTTAATGGATTATATCTTTACAACTGAAGAAGCAAAGAAACTTAATAAAGAGATTTTTGAAACAATCTACTTCGCAGCAATCACTGAAAGTATGAATCTATGTAAAACAGGTGAATACAAACCATACGACTTTTTTAATGGGTCACCAATGTCAAAAGGTATATTCCAATTTGATATGTGGGGGTTAGATTATGAAGGTTTAGGTGGAATGTGGGATTGGGACTCACTTAAATTAGAAGTGTCTAACCACGGTGTTTGTAATTCGTTATTCACGGCTCAGATGCCAGTTGCGTCTTCGGCTAAGATTACAGGTTCATTTGAAATGACAGAACCGGCTCACTCGGCATTATTTAATCGTCGTGTTGTCGGTGGTGAAATTTTAATTGTTAATAAATACTTAATTAACGATTTTGAAAAGTTAGGTGTTTGGTGTGAGGACTTGAAAAATGAGATTATAATGAATGAAGGGTCAGTACAAAATATTAATTTTAATCATTACTTGGACCCGGAAGATAAAAATTATAATAAGAAGGTTAAACGAATAGAACATTTAATTCCAAAATACAAAACAATTTGGGAGATATCTCAAAGAGAATTGATTGATATGGCTGCGGACAGAGCACCATTCATAGACCAATCACAGTCAATGAATATCTATATGTCTGAACCAACATTATCAAAGATTTCATCATCACACTTCCATTCTTGGGGTAAAGGGTTGAAAACTCTTTGTTATTATGTTAGAACAAAGGCGATATCAACCGGAGCTAAACACTTAGCTGTTGATATATCAAAAGTGAGTCAATCAAAACCAATTGAGAAACCAACCGTTGATTTAACACAAAAACCTTCGGATTCCGAGTTTGAGTGTTTCGGATGTGGTTCTTAAATAAAATAATCACGACATTAGTGTCGTGATTTTTTATTTTAATCTATTTATAAGAAATAATCACGACACTATATTTATAGTTATGGCAGATGGAACAACATATGGGTTAACTTTTCCTTTCAGAGATTCTTTTGATGGGAAATATTTAGATTTATCGGATTATAATGACCAAGAGATTAGGTCTAATTTAATACATCTTTTATTATCTAAAAAGGGTAGTAGATATTATTTACCTGATTTTGGTACAAGATTATATGAGTTCATATTTGAACCATTAGATGGACCTACTTTTTCAGAAATAGAAACAGAAATAAGAGAATCTGCGGGTATATATCTTCCGGGAATAAGAATAACTAAAATTAGTATTACCGCGGCATCCGATGGTGATGAAGATAAAGGAAGTTATATAAACGATAACGATGAAAGAGTATTTAGAGTACCTAACATCTCAAATAATGAACATACTGCAAAAGTTAAAATTGATTATATCATAAATAATGATGTTTTTAATAGTAGTGACTTTGTAATTATTAATATATAAAATTATGGCAAACAAGAAAATTTCCTATACTACAAGAGATTTCCAATCAATTAGAACAGAGTTAATTAACTTTACTAAAACGTATTATCCTGATACAATTCAAAACTTTAATGATGCGTCGGTTTTTTCAGTATTATTAGATTTAAATGCTGCGGTTACAGATAACTTACAATTTAATATTGATAGAAGTATTCAGGAGACAGTACTTCAATTCGCACAACAAAGGTCATCAGTTTTTAATATCGCAAAAACTTATGGATTAAAAGTTCCGGGAATGAGACCATCAGTTGCTTTAGTTGATTTCTCAATTACGGTTCCTGCTTATGGTGATAAGGAAGATTTAAGGTATTGTGGTATTTTAAGAAGGGGTTCTCAAGTTAATGGTGCGGGACAAGTATTTGAAACCGTTTATGATATTGATTTTACATCCCCAGTTAATGATGAAGGATATCCTAATAGATTAAAAATACCTAATTTTGACTCAAATAACAAGTTATTAAATTATACAATAACTAAAAGAGAAACTGTTGTTAATGGTACAACAAAAGTATTTAAAAAAGTTATAACTCCAAATGATGTTAAACCTTTTTATGAATTATTTTTACCGGACAAAAACGTGTTAGGGGTGACTAGTGTTTTATTAAAAGATAGTACTCAATATACAAATATCCCATCAGTACAAGAGTTTTTAGGGTTAAATAATAGATGGTATGAAGTAGATTCTTTGGCGGAAGATAGAGTATTTGTTGAGGACCCAACCAAAGTATCAGATGCTCCGGGGGTTAAAGTTGGAAAATATATACAAACTAGTGATAAATTTATAACAGAATTCACACCTGAAGGGTTTTTAAAAATGACTTTTGGTGGTGGTAATCAATCTGCTGATGAACAATTAAGAGAATTTGCTAAAGACGGTTATCAATTAAATTTATATAAATACTCAAATAACTTAGCGTTAGGTAGTTCTTTGAAGGCGAACACAACCTTATTTGTTCAATATAGAGTTGGTGGGGGTGTTGGTTGTAATCTTGGTGTTAATGCAATTACTCAAATAGGTACGGTATCATTCTTTGTTAATGGTCCTTCGGATAGTGTTAATACAACTGTGGTTAATTCGTTACGATGTAATAATGTAACAGCAGCAATCGGTGGGGCAAGTTTTCCAACTACGGAAGAAGTTAGAAATTTGGTATCGTATAACTTTTCATCACAAAAAAGAGCTGTAACGGTTAATGATTATGAGTCGATAATTAGAACAATGCCATCACAATTTGGTGCTCCGGCAAAAGTTTCAATTACAGAAAACAATAATAAAATTATTGTACAAATGTTATCTTATGATGAAACAGGTAGGTTAACGGAAGTAATATCAAATACTTTAAAAAATAATGTCGCAAATTATTTATCAAACTATCGTATGATAAATGATTATGTATCAATACAAAGTGCTAATGTTATTGATTTAGGGTTTAACATTGATGTTGTTTTAGATAACACACAAAATCAAGGGACGGTTATTTCTCAAATTATTACAATTGTTTCTGATTATTTTGACCCAGCAAATAGACATATGGGAGAAAATGTCAATATTTCAGAATTAAGAAGATTAATACAGAGTGAAAACGGTGTTGTTTCATTATCTGATATACAAGTATTCAATAAAGTTGGGGGTCAATACTCCTCATCTCAAACATCTCAAAAATATTCGGATAGTTCAACTTATCAAATAGGTTTAATTGATGATACCATTTTTGCGGAACCAAATCAAACCTATCAAATAAAATATCCTAACAAAGATATCAATATTAGAGTTAAAAACTTAAAAACTGTTAACTTCTCATAATAATTTATTTTTAATAATAATGAATTATCTTTTAAAAATAGTGTATAAACTATTTATTAAAAAAGATAAAAAATGTCAAAATCATATAGAATAAGAACGAAGGTCGGTGTAGATACTTCTTTAAAAGTGTTAATTGAACAAGAGTTTGAGCACTTGGAGATTTTATCGTTAAAAATATTACAAAGTGATATCTACACAAGACAATGCTCGGATTATGGTGTTATTATTGGCCGAGTTAGCGTTAATAACGGATTTGGTGTTCCAAACGCTAAAATATCTATTTTTATTCCTATAGATAGTGAAGACCAAAAAAACCCTATTATATCTGAATTATATCCCTACAAATCATTATTAGATAATAATTCTGATGGTTATAGATATAATCTACTTCCATATGTTAAATCATATAGTGAGCACATACCTACAGGAACTTTTTTCACTAGAAATGATGTACTTAAAGACCCCACTTTAATTGAGGTTTATGATAAATATTACAAATATAATGCCGTAACAAATCAAAGTGGTGATTATATGATATTTGGGGTTCCAGTTGGTTCTCATACAATTGTAATGGATGTTGATTTATCCGATATTGGTGAATTTTCATTATCACCCCAAGATTTAATTCGAATGGGGTTGGCAACAGAATCTCAGGTTTCGGGAACTAATTTTAAATCGTCACATAATTTACGAGAATTACCTCAAATTATTAATCTTAGTAAATCTATTGAGGTTGAACCATTATGGGGTCAGCCTGAAATCTGTAATTTAGGAATTACAAGAACTGATTTTGACTTGAGTAGTGAGTCGAAAATTGATATTAGACCAACAGCGGTTTTTATGGGGTCAATAATTTCTGATTCTAATACTAACGCTTTAAAATCTAATTGTAAGCCAACAAATAAATCTGGTTATTTATGTAGTTTAATTGCGGGTCCGGGTGAAATATTATCTATTAGACAAACAATAAATCAAGATTCTAATGGGTTACCAATTCTTGAAAACTTTAGTTTAGAAAGTGGGGGTAAAGTAATTGATGAAAACGGGGCTTGGTTAATAGATGTTCCGATGAATTTAGATTATTATATAACTAATGAGTTTGGAGAACAGGTATTATCGAATGACCCTGAAGTGGGTATTCCAACAAAATCTAAATATAGGTTTAAAGTAAAATGGTCTCAATCACCATCATTGTCTGATGTTACTAAACGAGCGTATTATTTAGTTCCAAATATTAGAGAATACCCTGAACCTTTTAATTTAAATTCATACTCGTTTAGTGTTGATTGGAATGATTATGGAAATTCTCAAATGATTCAAGACGCAATAAACTGTGATGATAAATTTTATTTAATGCAATATAATAAAGTTTATACGATTTCTGAGTTTATTGATAATCATAAGTATGGTAGTGGAACAGAAAGATATATTGGGATTAAAAATATATTAGAAGATACCTGTGAAAGTGATAACAATAAATTCCCGACTAATGATGGGACATTTAGATTTGATATAATATACATAATATTTATGTTTTTCAGTGTTATGTTAACACCGATTTTTTTCTCTTTAATACTTTTATTACATATTTTATATTTTGTTGCGTGGTTGACAGGTATTATACTTTCCTTAGTTATTGTTGTTGTAGGTAGTATTGTTGTTTTATTATGTAATTTTGTAAAATTGATTGTTAATGTTATTAATTCAATACCTTATGTTAGTATTGGGGATTCTCCTGATTGTCCGGATTTTGAAGATATAAAAAATTTAATAAAACAAGTTATGGGGTTAAAGGATTATTTTAAGAATGTAAAAGTTCCTATTTTAACCTATCCGGATTGTAATCTTTGTTCTTGTGAGCAAGGTGAGGGTATTAATGAACCGTCTGACCCTGATGGGTGGCCAAATACTGAAGTTGGTAAATTAACTCCTTGTGATACAATATCTTCAGACCCTAAACCAATGTCTACATTAAATAATGGTATGACTATTGCTCCCTTATCTACTTTTTCAGGGTTTAAATTACCTACATACAATATACAGGAAAACCCAACAGGGTTTAATGGTCAAAGAAAAACCATCTTTGCTAATGATTTTGCTGGTTATACTTATGATGGTCAGTATGGGTCATCAACTATTGGGGCACCTTTTTTACAGTTAGAAACTATAACAACAGGGTCGGGAGGTAACTCTTCGACGGAAGTTTGGAATTGGTTTACAAACGGGTTACCTCTTGCTGATAGAATTAATTTATTTAATGTTAAGGCCAAATATTTTGATGAAAATGCTAATAACCCTGGTGGTGGTGTTAATAGAATATCTGTTAATTTCCAACCAACTCAACCTCAAGTTCATTATGACAATACTATTGTAATTTTATGTGATAAAACCACGGCTAAGAAATTTGCTGCGGGGCAAATGATATCATTTCAAAATCCTTCTTTTACTAAAGACCCAAATTTAACGGGGGGTATTAAGAATAAGTATAATAATTACGCAATTACAGGGACAACATTTACTGGTAATAATACTACAGTTCAAGTTAATTATTCGAGGTTTGATGGTAATGGTTATACACAATCTCCGGTATATGTTGTTAATATTACTGCGGACACAACAAACAATTATCATAAGTTTCCTATTGATATAGAATATTTCCAAGTTATAACGGGAATGACATATAATCAATTTAACGGTCAATGTTCGACTCAATTACCAAATTCGTTAAATGAAAAATATTTTAATAATGATACAACTTTTTTCCAACTTTATAATAATACTAATGGTTATGTTGCGGGGTATAGAGGATTCATTAATATAGAGACCTTTGGACAAACACCATTAACGCCCTCAGGTATTAATGTGTTAAATTCTATGACTTATGTTAAAAATGTTAATGATAACTATGTTGTAATATTAAATAGAGGTGTTGACCCATATACTAATAAGATTGATATTGAATATGGTATTGGTAAACTTCTTGGTTATAGTTCTGAAAGTGAGGTAAAAGTTAGAGGGTTATACCGTATGAATATACCTATTCAAGGGAGTTATAAAAATATTAGTCATAACAGTAGTGATAGAGCTATTACAACACCAACATCTCCTTGGACGCCATTATCAAGTACAAGTACTCAAAATTATGTTGATGGGTTAACTTGGGTTGGTGGTAATTCAGTGCCTGTAGGTGGAAATGTTAATAATGAAACAGGATATGCCGGACAACAATTGTATTTTAATTCGTTTTCTTATTGTGATAATCAAAAAGAAACTTGGGGATGGGTAACAGGGTATACTCAAGGTTTAACAGCAACAACTTGGACGCAAAAAACCTCAAGATTTTCAGGGTTTAATTCAAATTTAATTAGTTATTATTCTAGTTTAGATAATCGTTCTTTAAATTACAAACCAACTTGTAATAATATACAACCTGGTAATGGAACAACCAATACTGGTGATGATGTACCTTTATTCTCTCAGACACCACCTTTAAGTGATGGTGCTATTGCAGACACATTCCACGGGTTATGTATTAGTTTGGCAAATGGATTTACATATTCTTGGAGTAGAACACCAACTTATCATTATCAATTACAAACTTGTGTTTATGATGATATTACAGGGAATAATTGTGATGCGTGTGGTTGTTGGACTGATTCAAATGGTGATTGTGTTAATTGGTCTCTACCATGGATGACTCGAGATATTTCACAATATTACACAACAACAGGTAAGAATGAAGGTTATATTCCTAATGAAATTGTTGAGGGAGGTTCGATGTTACATATGATGTCAATAATTCCGACAAGTCCTCTTGTTGTAGATTGTTGTAGTGATATTTGTTCTTATCCCCCACCGGAAGTAAATGTTAAGACATTTTATTATTCACCAATTTATGATACAACGGGAAATACTATGAATTTCACTTTAGGTAGTATTCCGTCACCTACATTTATTTCTTTTCCTAATATGACTGAGAACCAAATTGTGATGAGAGGGGATAGGTTACCTACAAGTACTAATGTTGAAGAATATTGTTGTAATGGGCGGGTTTTACAAAAAAATAGTAAATTATCAATATATCAAATACCAGATAAAGGTGTTGTAGGAATAAATTCAGTTGCGGGACCAACAGATTCGATAGGTAATGGTTCATTAAATGATGTTAGAGAAGATTTAGGTGGTTCTCCAAAAATAAATCAAGTTATTAATACATTTACTTGTGAAGGTTCGGTTAATTTGGGATGTTATGGTTGTAATCAATCACCGGTTAATAGTTCCATTTTAATAAAACCAAGAGGAAACCCTTGTTTAGAATTTAATGGAGAGACAATCTTTGAGGGTGGGTGTTATATTTTTGTTACATCAATTTTCATTTCAATATTTAGAGATTGGGAATTAATGTTTGAGTGGATAGCTCGAAATATGGTAATGCTTGGTGCTTGTCGAAATGTGTTTTCTCATCGATTTAATAATAATTGGGTGAATGGTGTATTATATGCGTTCCCATTTAAAAATGAGGTAAAATATTTTACAGCACCTACAGATAGCCCACCAAATTATCCGGTGGCAAAATATTGTACGGATGTTATAATGTATCATAATACATCAAGAAGTTTTTATTATCGATGTTCACCTTATAATCCTATTACGGGAACTTTTAGTGGTAAATTAAATTATCCAACAACTATTATGGATTTAGGGCCTAGGTCGGCTTTTTTACAAGAGTTAATAATGTCGGATGTTTATGATGGTTATTTAGTTAATAAGTTAGATACTACAACATATTCTCACGTTGATGAGATTCTTAATTTATTTATTGTTAGTAGATTTATGAATAACAATTTTTTAAATAATGCGTTAGGAGCTCTTAATATTTTTGCCTATTTTCAAAATAGTAGAAATGGTAAATTTTTAATTGATGCTGATTATGCTCAATTAATATCGATTAATTCCGAATTAGGGGTTAATCCATTTCAATCATCAAATTATCCTGACGCACCTACTTTAGTAACGGCAGGACGTTTTGTTACGGGAATTCAATATAAAATAACAACACCAGGAACGACATTATTTACGTCAATTGGTTCTCCAAATAATACTGAGGGGACTACGTTTATTGCTACGGGTGTTGGTTCAGGTACCGGAACAGCTAATGTGTTTCCTGAAATTCAAAATCCGATATTTTTTGATTGTGATAATTCTTTGGGTATATTCTTTTCGTCAGATACTCAACTTAGAGATTATATTACACCAAAAAGAACAATTATTAATTCATCGGGTAATAATTCAAATCCTGATTGTGTTTTTAATAATTTCCCTGTTTATTCTCAACAAGTTCCATTATCTCAATGGAGTATTTTAACAGATACTAAAGGTAGTATTTTTGGTGGAGAGTCTAATGATTGGAATTACGATACTATTTATTCATCGAAATATCAATCTTTAGATAGATTATCACCACCGTCAAGATATTTTAGAACAACAAATCAATCTCAAGTTGATTTTTTTAAAGGGTATATATATGCGGTTACTGAGGGTAATAGTTTAACACCTTCAACACCAGGTGGTTCTCCGATGCAAAATAACTCAATTACAGCTCTTGTTAATTATTGGGATAGAAATCAATCTGATGAACAGAATGTAACTGTTGGAGCTCCGTTTCATTTTTATTTTGGTCTTAAAAGAGGTTCTTCATCATTTGATAGATTTAGAACAAAATGGATAAACAATAGTAATATTATAAATTAAGATGGATGATATAAGAATAGTGTTAGGGTCTTTAAGGTATAAGACATCAACAAATACTAATTTATCGATACCTACACCGTTAGTTCAGAACACGAAAAATCTACAAGAATTTGATAGGAGTGTTGATGTTAATTTGGCTCAGGTTTTTGATGATGAAAGACAAAAATCAACAACTTTTAGACCTGTCTGTAAGTTTCAAATATTATTTAATAACTCGTATAGTGGTTTAACAAATTATGAGCCATTAGAGAATAATTTATATTATGTTAATGAGAATGCTTTAACTCTATTGCAATGTCAGCTTAATCCTCAATCGGTTTATTGGGAAGGGTTCCCACAGTATGATGAGTTTGATTTTGTTAGGAGTGATTATAATGTTTCGGGATATACAATACCAATCCCATCTACAGTGCCCGGACAGCCTCCCTTAGTTCATATTGATTTTATTTCAAGAAGTGCTTCAACATATAATTGGAACCATTTTGTTAGTTATCCGTATAAAAATATTGATAAAGTTATGTCTTTTAATAATGAAAATTTAGTTAATCCTTTGACTTGGAATGCTGTTGATGGAATTCCTTTTGTTGTTGTTATTTTAGATAGTGCAGGTAATCCTTTATTAGAGGGTGGAAATTCAATAATTCGATTTAAGTGTCCGGTTAAACACGGGTTATCGGAATCTGAGTTTATTAAGATTAAATTAAATGGATATGTTAATACCTACCAAATATTTTCTTTTGGTGATGGTTTGCCAGGAACGGAAGAATATATTGTTAATATATTTAATATTGGTTATATATCTATTTTTAGTGACGGTGATGACGGTACATTTAAGAGAGTAATAAATAATGAAAACCCCAACGATACAACATCCAAATATTATGTGATTCAACATAAGATAATTACGGATGTGAATGATGCTGTTTTAGTTAATTCAGGATTCGAAAAAAATATATTTGGTACTAATAAAAAATTTGAAAGTCGTGTTTATACACCAAATAAGGTAAGTAGAGTTTCGATTAAAGAAAATTCACAATCATATACATTATCGTTTAATAAAGATATTGATGTAAATGAATTGAGGGATAATCAAAAACGACCAATAAGTGAGTTATACATTAGTACGATATGGAAAGGATATTTTGGATTAACTTTTGGTGGTGTTGATAATGTTGGAAATCCTGTGGGATTAAAACAAGGGTTTGATTTTAATTTATCACCATTAACGTCATTTAACATACCACAATCTTGGTGGGGGTCGGATAATTCCAATTCAAATTTTGTTAATTCAAATGGATTACCATATCCTATTGATACTTACTCAACATATGTGGGTTCAAACATTAAGTTTACATATCTTAAATCACTTAAGATGGGGGATACTATTGATGGTAACTATTGTGAATGGAATGATTACGAACAAAAAGAGAGAGTTATTTCGGAAATGTATCATAAATTTACATTTAATTCGAATGTGTTTAATATAGGTTCGACAGATGATAATAATCAATTTGGGTATTATTACAAACCAAATAGGTTGATGAGAATTAGGGGGTTCTCTGATTATATTGAGACGGGTAGTATTAAGAATATGGCGGATGTTCCGGATTATTCATATTTCTCAACAACATATAATTCTTTTATTTGGAGAGATTTATATACCTATGGTTTTAAGGATAATTCAGGTAATGGTGTTGATTATCCGTTTTTAAATGGAAAACATTATCCATATGAGAATTTTATTTTTAGAATAATACCGGAAGGCACTAATTATATAGAAAGTAGTTTACATAATTATGCAACTCTTTACGGGGCGGCTCAACCAATAACAGACAATTGTGAATAATAATAGTTATAAATTTACATTACCAAAAGGTAACGACAAATATATCAATATACCAATTGAGATTAAATGGGATATTCTTGGACAGGATAATGCTGTAGATGAATATCAGCAAAATGTTGTGGAAGATATAATTGGGTTTCCTGGTGATTTTGAGGTATTAAGATTTGCTCACGCACCTTATAATAATAGTACAAAAACTGATATCAAATATGATTTTCATTTTTTTAGTGTTGATGGAGGTGTTCCTCCTAATCCGTCAAGTGATGTGACTACTGCGGTCTCAACAGATTGGGAGGTTAGTTATATTCCTGAAGGTTTTTTAACTACTGAAATATACTATTATGTAAAACCATTTACTAAGTCATTTTTTAAATTGGATTTTTATGATAGTAAAGATGCGATTACCCAAACTAATTATTTTACGGTAATATTACCAGTTCAACAGGGATTCACGGTAAGTTCTATGATTAGTTCCTATCAACCATCGGTTGAGATTAAAATACCGTCATTTAAGTTAGATTATGTTGGGGATAAAGAAGGGTTCTTTTTGTATTGGTTAAGAAACACAAAATTTTTAAATATTAGTAAATTTTATATGACAGCAAAGTTTTTTGATGCTAGATTGGGTGTTTTTGTTAAAATGATGAATGTTCCCCAAGCATCAACACTGGTTCCATCATTATTTAGATTTAATCCTGAGGATTTTTTTTATTATGAGGTTAGATTGGATTATAATGAGAAAACATATGAAGTATGGGATGTTAATGGTAGAGTTGGGACGACAAGTTCAATAAAATGGTATGAATATATAAACCCATAATATGACTGAAAGAGATTATCGTATTAAAATATCCCCTGAATTTATTAGTGGTGACATTTTTAAGGTCACTTATAACGCAGGAACTATAACGGGTACCGGAATAGTTAATGAGTGTTGTATTATTCCATCAGAAACTTTTAAAATTAATTTAACAGGTGCGTCTTATGTTTATTCATCAATGACCGAAGTGTTATCTGGTGGGACTAATGGTTCATCTCTATTAACAGGGTTAACCATTCCAATATTATTGACTGAAAACACAATTGATATTGGGTATTATTCAGTATTTGATGGTATGGTTTTGCAACAAGATACCATGTTAAATTTTGTTTTTTCGGGTGATGGTGTGCAACCACATAATTGTTATTTTTATAATACTTCGGATACTGAATTTAAAAAATATTTAGAATTTTCGACATATACTATTGATTGGGGGGATGGATATGTTGAACCTGTAACATCGACATTACCTTTATCACATTTTTACCCACAAACAACTGATGTGAATTATACAATTACTATGTCAGGTATGAGTCCTTGGGGGGTAAATATTATTAAAAAAACAGTTCGACCACCATTTACAGGTACAACAACATTAAATAAACAAGGTACAGCTCATTTCAAACCAGCTGGTGGTAATTGGTCGAATACTCTACTTTCTTACGATTATATATTCAGTGGGGATTCAAGTTGTGATGCGACAACTGATGATATATGGTTATTTAATACAGGTAATGTTCCACCATTTACTGGACAATCAATACCTTTTCTAATAACAGGTTATACAATATCGTCATTAAATGATTTAAAACAATATGGTTCTGTTAAATTTAAACCGGGGATTCAAGTAACGGGTAACACAGGAATGATTGGTACTTATTCGGGTACAAGTTTGGATGGATTATATACTGCTTATACAATTAATGATGTTGATTATTATGATTGGTCGGATGGAACAACAATTTTTGCGGTAAAATCTTCAGGTTTAACCTCTAATATGGTGGTTTGTGAGCCAATTGTGAAAAATGAGTTATTATTAGGAATAATTGATGAGGCAGAAGTACAATCTAATATATTTATAGAAAGGGGTAAGAACTCGGCCCTTGAAAGAGTGGAAAGATTGGGTGAGGTTGATAACGTAGGAGATTTAGTCAAATACGGGTATAAATTTTTTAATGTAAATACTAAAATATAGAATGGCTACAGGAACATATGGAACAATAAGACCGGCTGACGTAAGTCCGGAGGATGTTGAGATAATTTTAAATTATACACCATCAAGAGATGAAACGGATAATTTTGTATTAACAAAGTTGGACGCATTATCTATTTTAAAACCTTACTATAACAATAGTGATACGGGGGTTAGTAATGGTATTGAAATATTGGGTGGTTTATATAATTTAAAACTGCCTGCGGAACAATTTAATAAAATTGGTGTCTATACTTTATTTATTAGACCAGCTCAAATAAGAACAACAATATTAGATTGTGGTGTGTTATCGGCACTTCCAAACGTTAAAGGTTTGATATTTGATTTAAGTCAAGTTCCTTCGAATTATAGAAACAAATTTGTTAGTCAAGGATTAGTTGGTTTTAGAATTGAATATTTAAACTCAGATGGTACAAAAATACCTAATTTTTTTAGAATTATTACCTCATCATTTTTTTGTGAGCCAGTAGTTCAAAACTTAACAAATTCATCACAAAAATCAATAAGATATAAATATACGGATAACAATACTAATTTGTTATTCTGTACTTTAACACCATCTTCGGCACCAACAAATAAGCCAAATGCGACACCATATATAGGCCAACCAAATCAGAATGTAATTATTACAAATACATTCTTTAATCCAATAACTTTGGATATTGAAATTGGTGAGCATGATTTCTCAACATTGGCTATTGGTATTTATGGTAATCAAACTAAATCTATGGATGATGGTATCTACACATATTACGATAATAGTTATAACATTTACAAACAATACAATTTATACGAAATTAGAGACCAATTTAACGCATTATTATATGAAGTTAGACAAGATAGAGGTAATAATATAGATTTTAGTAAAAACTTTACAAACATAACTCAATAATGGCTACAGAAAAATTTACTTGTCCTCCACAAACGGCATCAGGTGCTGGTACATTTTCCGATAATTCAGTTGGATTTCAACTTGTTACAGGTGGTGGTTTAACGCAAGGTAATTTTGAATTTACAACGGGGATAACGGAAAAATCAAATAGAACTTTTACCACAGGAGTGTTCTCTAATCCAATTAATTTAGAGGGGTTAGGTGTTGATAGTGTTGCACAATCAAAAACGATATTTGAAAACAACTTTAAGGTTTATCCTAATTTTGATATAACTCAAGTTACAAATTTTACCACATATGGGTCAATGGTTAAAAGAATTTCAACATCTGTTGAAACTATTATTAGTAAATTTCCTGCGGCATTAGAAGTGACCTTTATGGATGAGAATTATGTGACCGGAACAACAGCAACAAATATATCTTATAACCCAATAACAGATGAGACTAGTATAGAACTAAATGTTTCTAAAATTAGAAATCCATTTGACGTTGATTTTAGTGTTAATTCTACTAGAAATTTGGAGTTAAGAGAGGTTCAGGTTTCTCCTTTAAGAAATTTAACAACACAATTTATTAAATACTCGTTATATTATAGTGGTGTCGGTTATAATCTTACTCATATTGAACCAACAACATCATTAACTACCGGAGTACTTAAAATATATCTTAAAGGTGATGTTTTTCCAAATCAAACTGAAACATATGATGATTTAGTTATTCGACCAAATGACTATGAGGTTAGTAGGGTTTTTAACGAAGATTTAGATGAGGTTCAAAGATTTTTATTAAATAGAAACTCAGTACCAAATTATACGGCAACATTCCAAGTTCCAAATGAGAATGATGATGGTACTTATTACATTCAAAATACGTTAGTTACGTGGCCATTATATGGTAATTGGAATTTGGATATATTAACAAATTCATTTACTACTTATTTAACTACTTTAAATACCATTAGTGTGTCTTTTGATGGATATCAGACAAATCTTGTCTCAAGATTTTTAACAACTGATTCTCTTAAAGAGTTTGATACTTCTGACCAAAAAATTGAAAAAATATTACAAATATATGGTAGAAGTTTTGATGAAACTAAAAAATTTATAAATGGGTTGGCGTATATGAATTCGGTTAATTATAATACCGGTAATGATATTCCATCACAATTATTAAAAAATTTATCACAAACATTAGGTTGGGCGACTAATATGTCCCCAATAACTAATGAGGACTTTTTAGGTTCAGTTTTTGGACAAAAGAATGTTGATAAATCTGATTTTAGTGGTGTAGGACAATCTCAAACACCTGATGAATTAAATTATCAATATTATAAAAATTTAGTTCTTAATTCTGCATATTTGTTTAAGTCAAAAGGAACTAGAAAGTCAATTGAAACTTTAATGAGGTTGATTGGTGCTCCTGATGCTTTAGTTGAGTTTAATGAGTATGTTTATTTGGCGGACCAAAGAATAAATATGAATGAGTTTAACTCTCAATATGCTAATATATCGGGAGGAACTTATTCTAAAGAATTACCTATTTTAGACGGGGAATATACATTTAACATACAAGGTGTGGTGTGTTCCGGTTTCACAACAACATCGGTTCTTCAAGAAGCGAACGTTACTAAAGGAGATTACCCTATTAGTGATAGTGGATATCCATCGTCACCTATTAATTCTGATACTTATTTTTATCAAATGGGTAGTGGATGGTTTGAATCAACACCAAAACATAGGTCACCGGAACAACCTGATTTAACTAATAGTGTTTTTACAGGGTCAAACCCAAATTATCAAACAAAGTTAGCTCCTTTTACTTATGGGCAAGAATACTTAAATGTTTATAAAAAATTCCCATTCACTGATTTGGGATATAATTTAAGTTCAATTATTGATAATAACAAAAGTTGGGCAGATACTGAAATTGGAAGTAGAAGTAATTTAGATGGTGGTTATAATTCGTTATATACTACTGATAGTGAAGATTTAATTATTAATGTTAAAAATATTGATTTATATTTAAATCCTGCTCAAGGATTATCGTATGATGTTTGGTATATGTCTAGAGAATTTAACTTCCCTATTGCCGATGAAGGTTTGGGTTATGTTGCACCAACAAGATGTAATCCTAATCCAAATTCATCTTACCCTCATAGAGGTGGCGTTGATTCTACGATTATTAATCCTCAACCATTAAAGGAAACATTCTTTGAATTTGCTCAGACATTTTGGAAAAACACAATTAATGTTAGAAATAGACAATACGCAACAGATGGAAAAACTAGTGGGTATCCAACATTATCTTCAATATATTGGAATTATTTAGAATCCCAATCTTTGGCTGGAATTCAAAATGATAATTTTACATACCAAACAATGATTGACTATGTAAATGGTATGGGTGATTATTGGATTAGATTAGTGGAACAAATGATTCCAGCAACAACAATTTGGAATACGGGAGTTAAATTAGAAAACTCTATTTTTCATAGACAAAAATTTGTGTGGAGACGACAAAGAGGTTGTGATTTAGTTCCAATTCTTTGTAATCCTTGTAAATTCACGGGTAGTATTTATTTAGATAATTGTACTGTATGGTCTCACTTATGTAATGTATATCCTGATAAAGGATTTGATTTGATATTATCTGATGTTGTGAATACAGAAGGATGTGATGAAGATACGATTAGTAGTGATTGGTTTGTTGATATTACTATAAATGGGTTTAATATTAATCAAGTACCATTTTTCCATGGTTCGGGTCTTTATTTCCCAAATAGTGTTCCTAACTTATCTGATTGGGAGACAGCTTTAAACCAAACTTTACAACAAATATATTCGTTAGGGTATGATTATCGTTATGAGACAATTGATAATGTTTATTATGTCAGAATTTGGGATACAAATTGTGCTACTACACCATCAACTAAAACAATAACTATAAATGTGGGAATACAATACAGTATATCTTGTCAGTAAATATGAAAAATAAACTTTACAATAACTTACACATTATAAATGGCTTGTAATATATTATATAATACTAGTATAACCGGAGATTGTGCTAATATTAACTCAGGGTCATTTACCATTAACATTAGTGGTACGGGTCCTTATTCCATTCAATGGGTGTCACCCTTCACCGGAACGACTTCTTTAGGTTTGAGTGCCACAACATATTCACGAACAAGTTTATCGGCAACAACTTATACTTTTAACATTATTGATAGTTGTAGTCCTAATACAATAGTACCTGTAAATATTTATATTTCTAGCGGGACTAGTGTTTCTATAACAAATTTTAGTAATACAATATGTGGTGGAAATAATGGTTCTTTAACGGCATCGACAAGTAATATATATGGAACACCAACTTTTAGTTTATATAATAATACAGGGGGGTTTGTTTCTTCAGGTGCGTCATATACTAATACATTTGTATTCACTAGTTTATCCTCAGGAACTTACTATGTGATTGCTAATGATGGTGGTGGTTGTGTGGGGAAATCAGAGACGTGTATCATTAAAGAATCGAATCCAATTGATTATGATTTTTATATTGTGGATGATGCGGGTTGTAAAGTTAATTCAGGTAAAATGTTTATTTCAGGATTAACAGGAACGCCTCCTTACACTTATTTATGGTCAAATGGTAGTATTACAAATTCTATTTCAGATTTATCAACAGGTGTTTATAGTGTTACAGTTACTGATAATACAGGTTGTAGCGTTAGTAAAAGTGGTTTTGTTGGTGAAGTAACGCCTGTTGGGTTTGGTGTTGAATATTTAAAACAACCAACGTGTTTTAGTGGTGACGGTGAGGTTACTATTGTTGTGACTGATGGTACTCCACCATTTTATTATTTAGGTTCAAATGGTGTTACAAATGTCACATTTGATAGGACTGTTACTTTTAGTGGGTTAAGTGCCGGTCTTTTTACTATTCAAGTAACGGATGCGGGATTATGTAATTTTATATCCTCAGTTACTTTACAAGTTCCGATGGGAATCTCGTCAGTTTCAGTTGAAACTAAAAATTCAAAATGTAATGATTTGACAGGTCAAATAGGTCCTATCCATGTTTTTGGTGGGGTTATACCTTATACTTATACTTTAACGGATTTTGATGGTAATATAATAAGTCAAACATCTAATAGTGGTACTTGGACTTTTAATAATTTATCTTCAGGTACTTACTTATTAACTGTTTCTGATTCAGGTACTGAGTCTTGTGTATTTATGGATTCGTATACGGTTAATAATGATGTGTTATATGATTTAACCGTTACTACAACAGGAACTACTTGTGATGGTAATGATGGGGTTGTAACGTTAGACATTACATCGGGAGGAACACCGCCTTACTTATATAAAATTGATGGTAAATCAATTAAAACTTCATTAACTTCTTATACTTTTAATAATTTAGTTTCGGGTAATTATGTTGCGAGTGTTACCGATGCGTTATATTGTTACCAATCAACACCATTTACTATAGATGAGTCGAACACTATAGATTTTCATTTATTAAGTCAAAATGCGATAAATGATGATGGGATTATAACTGCTTACATAACTAATGGAACACCACCATTTACGTTATATTTTAATGGTGATACTGTTGGAACTACAGTTATGTCTATACCTGATTTACCTATTGGTGATTATTCGGTTAGGATAGTTGATAGTTCGGGATGTTCTAAAACAAAAAATAATAAAATCGGAGGGTATCGACAAAGAGGTTCTATTGGGTCTTACAATGTTTGTAGTGGTACGTTAGATAAAAGTATTGTTCTCAATTCTAACATTAGACAATTTTTTTATGAAGGGTATAATGAGTTAATATTGACAGAACCAACATATTCAAATTGTATTTTAACAGGGGCTACGTTTTCTGCGACAACAACTATTGGTGATTGTGTTAAAACTGAATTATTTTATCATAGTACAACAATAACGGATTATCCATCTGATGAGGATTGGTTTTTAGTTATAACTTCATTAATTGAATCCTGTCCTCAAATTGGTTCCGGTAATGTTTTAATTAATTCTTTAACTAATACTATTACTGTTACAACAAATTGTGATTTAGAATCTTTACATAATTCAAATGTTTTAGTTGAGTTAAGAATTCATTATGAGATTGCTTGTGTTTGTGCTTTACCAACACCAACACCAACAATGACACCAACTCATACTCCGACTCCAACAATGACTCAAACGCCAGGAGCATCACCATCTGTGACGCCAACACATACTCCGACTCAAACACCGACACATACACCTACAATGACTCAAACTCCAACGAGTACAATGACTCCAACACCAACACCGACATCTAAAAAAACATATTATGCGTATGTTATATGTGATGCGAGACCAAATTTAACTACTTCAGTGATTCAACCAATACCGGCAATAGTTGGTAATATGGTTAATGATGTTATTTTAGATTTAAATAATAATATTTGTTGGAGATTAGTTGAAATTAGTGATAATGAGAATCATTTAATTAGTACTTATGGTGGAACTACCTATACTAATAATTATTTTACAAATGTTTATGGTGAAATATTCTCAAGTCAGAACACTAAAAATCCTTGTGACGATTGTAAAGAAGTTATAAAATCATTACCAGTCCCGGTTAAAAGTGATTGTCCAACAAACTTAAGAAATTGGAGTGATTGTCCTAAAGCTGATGTTATAGGTATTATTTATGTTAATGATACAATAATTTATTCATTTGATTATGACTTTGATGTTAGTTTATATTTAGATACTTTACCAACAAATAATGGTGATTATGTTAATATAGTTTTAACAACATCAAGTAGTGATACTATTGTTACGTTAAATGTTTCATATAATGATGGTGTAACATATTCTCAAACAAGTAATACAGTAATTAATTTTGGTTATTTTGTTAAATGTGATGCAAAATCACAACCTGATTCTATTGATATTTTCTCAACGTGTGAACGTGTTCCACCATCAATAATATTATATAGTACAACATATAGTGAGGGTGGTTTTATTCCTACCCCAGCATATTCATATACATCAAATAATTCACCACAAATGGTGTGGATGTTAAATAATTTTAATGGAATAACGGTAACTAGTTTTGAAATACTTTGTGAAGATATTGATATTGTTGGTAGTAGTCCTGATGGATATTCTGTTCTATGGCATGTTACAAATATTGACCCTACACAATTCAATATTGCGAGTAACGGTACTTGGATTGGTGATGCAATACTTAACTTTACTGATGGTGACCCAACTAGTTTTAATGGTTGGAACGGTCCTAGTGTAACGGGTGGTTTTGTAAATCATTATAGAATACAAATAACAGCTAATTTATCTAGTGGTGGTTCCGTAAGTAGTAATTACTCAACATTTAGAGCTACTTGTACGACACCATACTGTTAATAAATAAAAAACCCCTCCGTTAAGAGGGGTTTTAAATTACCATATGTTTTCTTGTCTCATGTGACCTAAGACACAACAATAAGCATCTGTTTGGTCGAAGTTCTCTTTTTTGAGTGTATTGTTTCTTGTGTATTGCCAAGTAATTTGTGGTTCTTTTTTTGCAATTAAGTCCCATATAATTTGTTTCTTATCAATATCTTTTGGGAGACCGCCGAATAGTACAAATTTACCTTGATTGTTTTCTTTAACTAATTCAGGGAAGGCAAACTTACGAGAGTTATATGTTGATATGAAGTCAGGGACTATCCCTAAAACATCATATATCTCTTTTGTGACTAATGTGTTAAAACGTAATAATGTTTGAACGGTATAGACGTTATTTGAGTTTAATAGAGGTTCTTCAATAATTACTTTAGTGATACCCATATCTTTATATTCTAAAAGTTTAGCTCTAAAGATTTCACCTTTAAGAAGTAATTCTTTTATTTTATTATCTTCCTTAGGTTTAGGTGTTGGTGATACGTGAGTTAATTCCAATAATTCTTTACTTTCTATGTCGAATAATGCGACACCTATAGTTTTTGTTGAGACATCTAAGCCAAGTACTTTAGGGCTTTCTTTTAATGTTTTTTTCATATATTAAAAATCAAATTTTACTAAAAACTGTTGAATTCCTTGTCTAAGGACAGGAGATTGTAGCTTTGATACAATCATAAGATTCATTTGGTCATCGTAAAGACCAATTTCTGAAATATATGGTGTAACACCTTGAGACCAACTTGGGTTGGATGAGTGTTGAAACTCGGCTTGGCCAAGATTTATTTTATATCTCATTTCATAGATGGTTGCTTGTATGTCAGTTTCTAAGGAACCGTAAAAATAATATTCGTCACCAAAATTAAGAGTTTGTCCTGTTTGTCCTATTGATGGTAATGAAATGAAATTGTTTAAATTATATTTGTTAGTTTCTGATGTGTCATATAAAGTTTTAGTGATAACGAATGTATTACCGGTAAGACCTGATTGAGTAATATAACTATTTACGGTTGTCGCACTTAATTGATTTGTAAAATTAATTAATCTCCATTTATTTGAGTCAGGTCTATCACCATTTTCAACAATTTGGCAGATTATTTGAAATTTGTTTGCAACATAACCATTAACTAGTGAATTATTTGTTATTTGTTTTAAACAATTAAATCCACCACCAAAAGTGATTGCAACATCTTGTTGTCCTGCAACACCACAATTAACATTTGGTCCTAATATTGTTGAGTAATAATTACAATGTAATGAATTTGTTGCTCCTGATGATGAGTTTGTTAATAAATAACTAACATACATCGTTTGGTTAGTTCCTGATAGTACCCCTAAACCAGAAGAATCATTAACTACAGTACAACTATTTGGTGTTATTAGAGATGTTGTGGCTGATGGTAAAGTCCAGTTACGATTTGATTTATAAGATAATGCGGCGATTAATTCCTCATCATCGATTACGATTATTTTTTGGTCGGGAAACACTTTACCAACTCTGTTAGGTTGTCCATTAACACTATTTGGGTGAGTGTCCCATAACATATAATAACGAATACCTGGTGTATTCATATCTGTGTTTTTAGTGGATTTGATATAGTGAGTTTTAAACACATTGATTGGTACCTCGTCTTCAGGTGGGAAAACATAGAATGTTTCACCGTGACAGCACTCAGGGTTTTTATGCCACATTAACCAAGGTAAGTGTAATTTAAAATTTCTTGCGTCTCCTGTTACATCTTCAGCATTTGTTCCGGTAATCGGTTGCTCGAGTGCAAATTTTTCACCATAGAAAAAATCAATCGTGTTATTTGTATAATGAATGATAGCTATTGATTTTTGTTCTTCCGGAGTAACAACAATTTTTTTATTAAATGAATTATAATAATAAACAGAATCTTCAACATTCATATCTTTATCAACAAATGTTTGACCGCTACTTGACATATATCCTAAGTATTCTTTAGTACCAATATATGATTTAGAATTAAAATGTGTGTAATCTTGAGATATTGTTGGAATTAATCCTGCGGGGTTTTCAGACCAAGGAATGTTCATATTCCAAACTTTAACATCAAATTGGTCTGTATCACAAATAGATTCAAAATTAATCACATCAGTGTTCCAATGTTGGGTTGGTGTTATACTATCGTATAATGAAGTCATATTAGGTGGATACACTAATGTTCTAACATAAGTACAAGCGGACGTTATGTAAGTGTAGTTAGGTGTTACTCTATCTAAAGTTATTACATTTAAACAAATATCAACAATTTTATATGTTAAGATATTGTGACAACTATTAACATTTACAAAGGTGTTAATAACAGGTGTTGGAGTACAACCTGTTGGGGTTGTTAGACAACAAGTTGATGATGGTGTTGGTGTTGGGTATGGTGGCATACAAGCATCATATGATGGTGTAACCGTTGGTGTTGGTGTGGGTGTTGGTGATGAAGGTATGTTAGTTCCACAATAACTAGTATTACCATCAAAATAAATTGTGATTAAATCTCCTTTTGATGGTAATCTAACAATATTGGTGTTACAACCTGAATAAATTATTTTGATTTGTGTTCCACCGGTGAATGTTGAAATATCGACAACATAGTTAGAATTGATAACGTAATTAGTGTTAGTGTTTGCACTCCAACTTGAAGGTGGTGATGTTGTATCTCCACTAAAAAAACCTCTAATTGATGCTCTATTATATATTGGAGAAACCGCAGGGTCTGAGAATGGGATACCATAAGTACTATTGTTATTTTGATTAACATAAATAGGGTATTTAACATTCTGTTTATTAGTTTGACCTTGAGCAGAATTTTGTGAATTAAAATTCGGTTCTAATATATTATTATAAGATTGATTGTAAGGGGTACCACTTAAGGTGTTGTAAGAAATTTCACTATCTCCAATTTGAAAATAGGAGATGTTAAAATTACCTTCAGATAGTTTTTGTCTAGCTGTGTCGGTTAATCTTGTGTTAATTAGTGCTGATGTGTTTTTAACTATATATGCCATACTGTATAAATATTCTGTGTTTTATTATTAGTTAATTTTTATTGAGCAACAATCGCATCCACTAATAACAGGATTACTAATTGAGTAGTTATCGGTGCAATATCCAACAACACATTCACCTAATGTAGTTTTATCAACTCTTGATGTTGTATTGATTGTTATAGTATCATTATTTGAAATTGTTAATGAACTCCAAACATCATCAATGTTTGATTGATAAACATATTCTTTTTGACAGTTAGTGATTGTATTAATCGATTGTGTGTTACCTGTTACTGTACTGTTAATTGATATTGGTGTGATGTTTTTAGTTAATACAGTTCCGGTTGTTAATATTGATGTTCCACTTGTTGGGGATGAATAAAAACTATTGTTATGTATAATATCAAATGTGATGGTTGTACCATCAGGTAATGATGGATTTACATCGACGATTGTTTCGTAAGTATTAACTAATGATATATTATTATTAACGGGTGTAGTATTAATCGTTTTAAGTGATATACTATATGTTGTGGATTGTTGTTGTTTATCTAATGTTACTGAACTTGAATAAGATTCTAATAATGAATCAACAACCAATAATGAATAAATTCCACTACAAAGGTTGGTAAATATTGGGGATGATGAATACGTCACACCATTATCGATTGAGTAATTGAATGGAGGGTTATCTAATGTTACATTAAATATAATACTACCATCACATAAACAAGTTGGTTGATTAACACTTACTGGTGGTAATTGTTTTCTTACATTACCACAACTACCTTCATTTGTTGTTATTGATTGTAATGGAAAACCTCCGGTTCCAAACCAGTTTGTTGGGTATGTTATTGAAGAAGTTAGTTGTGTATTTGAAAACATTATATTACCATAAATTGTTGAGGATAATAACCATCTGGTACCGTCCCAATTAATGGTTGAATTTGGGTTAAGTTCATTTTCGTCTATCCAAGTTGGTTTATTATTAGAATCTAATCCATTATAAATAAAATGGGTGTCACTTACAGATATACCCCCTTTTTTAGGTGCTGATACTGATAAACAAAAATCAGGATATAAACTTACTGTTGGAACAATTAATGTAACTGTGTTATTTAGACAATGTTCGTTATAGATATAGAAAACACCTAAATTAACTGGTGTTGTATTTGGTACTTTGACGATAATACCTAATTGTAAAGTTGTTCTTGGTATGTTTTGTGCCAATACTCCGGATGGGTATAATATTGGTATATCGGCAGGTCCTGGAGGTGCACTATTGTAATAAATTGTGTATGGACCATCTGATGTTGATTCCATAGTTAAACTTATAGTATAATAATAATGTGTGTTGTCTATTGGTGTTGGTGTGTAATTACTAATAGTTCCACTGAATGAACAGTCTCGTTCTGTATGAATATTACAAACTGTTATTGCAGTATAGTCGTGCCAGTAATCAACGGTTGTTGCCGTATAATAACCATTACCAAGACCATCAATTGCTGGTGATACATTACCAGTATTCCACCAAGTAGTTTCATATGGGGGAGTTCCTCCTGATATTAGAAGAGATACTTGACCATCATAACTGTCGTATGATGTAGGGTTAGATACCACACAATCAACAACCATTGGTAATATTGTAATAATCCCACATTCATTTTTATAACCAATAATTGTTGGGGGTGTTATAATTGGTGGTGTGTAACAAGGGTATGTATTAAAACATTTCTCACAATCGCTCTCCCATTGAAGACCTATTGGTGTTGTGTTATATATTTGATAATTACCGACAGATGATAATGAACTACCACTATAAGTAACACATCCCTTAAAAGTTTCGATAGATAGTGGATATGTTTTACCTTCAGGATAGGAAAACCAAGAAGACCAATCATCGGTGGTACCTGAGGTAATTCCAAAAGGTTCGACCCCACCACAACATCCGCTAAAATAATGTATAATACTACCCATTTTTATTAATTGTTTTATTATAAATAATCTAAAGTTTGATTTTATTAAAATATAATTGACATTTACTTTTAATAAATGGTGTGGTTGGTGATATTTATTAGTATGAAACTTATTAGTACCATATCCAATATTGTTACGGAAGCTAAAGAACTATATGATTTGGCTTGTGATAAAGGAGTTCCTGAAAAAGAATTGGAACGACTTGAAAAAAATTATTACGAATCCTTAAAACTTCTAAGGATATATGAAAACTTGGGTAAGAATCCTAAATAACACCACCATCAGTTATATTCCACCCATAACCACCGGAAATTACTGGATTGGTTAGGATATCTCTACCGGATTGGCTGGATGATGTGTATTGTGCATCACCAAACTTTATATTAAGTGATAGTTGAAGTGATGGTAATGAACTCCACCCATTATATATAGAGTCTAGATTATTTGAAGAAAACGTTGATGGGGTTTTATCTTCCATGAATGAAGTAAAATCATTAACCATTGATACATTCCAGTTTCCAATGTTTTGGTCAAATAATGAAAATATAAACATGGCAACCATTGTTGTGACATTTGACACATTCCAACCGGATAATGGTTGGTTAAATAGTGAATTTTGAAACATTTGATTCATTTCGGTAACGTTCGAAACATCCCACGAATTAATATCTTGGTCGAATACCGTTCCCGCAAACATATCATTCATGTTAGTAACGCCTGAAACATTCCAATTACCGATAGGACTGTTAAACATTGAATTTGAAAACATACTATTCATTTGAGTAACGTTCGATACATCCCATGAACTTATATCGTCATTAAATCCTGAACCATCAAACATCCCATACATGGTGGTAATATTACTAACATCCCAATTATTAATAAACGGTATTGTTGTTAATGAAACACATGACGCAAATGTATCTTCTAAATTATATATTCCGGATAAATTAAGTGTGTCTGTAACATTTGTTAATGATAAATCGTAACAATTGTAAAAATTACTACCACTATTACCTAATTGAAGACAACCCCACTGTAATATTTCAATAATATTTACAGAATAGGGTGAAGACATAAACGACCACCCATTTATAATTCCTTTGATGGTTATTGTATAGGTTCCAGCTACATCGTAAGTGTGGGAACTATTTGAATATGAGTTAGATGAAAAAGTGCCGTCACCCCAATCTATTATTCCATCGTATGTTCCATCTAACTCATAAGGTAATGTAATACTCTCAAATGAACTTGTTGTTCTCCAAACAGAGATAAATGCTGGTGATAACATATTACAATCAATAATCTTAAATCTTTCACAACCATCGGATGTTATTATTTTAATACCGACAGCGGGTGCCATGTCAAATGGGAATGGTAATAATATTTCGTTTATTGGTGGTACAGATGTTGTGATGGTTGATATTAAAACACAATCATTACCATAGACATTACACACATATATATTATATGGGTATGTTAATCCTGTTATTGTATTTAATGTTATTGATGTCATAAATTAAGGACAGTATAACCAATTAGTACCATTAATGTGTATGTTAAAATAAAGTGGTGAATTATCGGTTATTGTTATTGTTGCTGGATTAGTCGGACCACAGTACCCCGTGTATGTTGCGTTAACAGCTTGTCCTGGTACAACGGTACCTTGACCAATACCGAATGTGATTGAGTTTCTAACATATGTGGCTCCTTGTTCTGTGATATAAAAATTATAAGTTTCTCCCGAACATAATGAATTAATAAAGTGTGGTGTTATCACTGAAGATGTTGTGTAATGTCCAAATAATGGTGTTCCAAATAATGATGAACCACCTAAAGTACTATAACAACTAATAGGTTCTGATGATTTTTTAAAATAAATGTAAATACCATATCCTGCTGGTGGAATAACGTTTATGTCTTTAGTTAAATAAGCATAAACTGATGGTAATTGATTAGGGAACGATGGGTTACATAAAGAACAATTAAGTTGTGTTGTACTTGGAGTCATCGTCATAGTCATTGTTGGTGTATGTGTCGGAGTTTGTGTTGGTGTGTGACTTGGTGATGCTCCCGGTGTTCCGGTCGGTGTGTGTGTTGGAGTTCTAGTCATTGTTGGTGTTTGGGTAGGTGTTGAAGTATGTGTTGGTGTTGGGGTTGGAACAATTGCTGATTGGCAATATATACAAGCACCGTCTTCATATGAAAAACCGTAAGGACCAGTAGTTATGTTAATTGTGTTAATATTTCCGTGGTCATAATCCATACCAAGGTAAGATATACATCTTGTTTCGGTCACACCGTTGTTATTAACAGTTGCCCCTAAAACAATATATAAATCAAATTCAAATCCTGTTGGGGTTCCGGTTACATCAGTACAATAGTAAAAATCGCCATTATAACAATCTTGAAACTTCAATACTCCCGGACAAATAATTTGACCTGTGATTGCGGAATAACTACCAAATCCATCAATCAAACAATTTCTAGATATTAATGGTGAGTTAAAAGGTAATTTAGACCATATATTGTTTTCGTCATACATAGTTGGTGTTACTGTTGGTGTTGGTGTTGGTGTCGGAGTATATGTGTAACCACTAGCATCAATACCGATTATTGAACAATAGTTTGTTGAACTTGGTGTAACCGTAGGTGTTGGAGTTACGCTAGCACTTGGTGTCGGAGTTGGTGTTGGGATAAATTCACAATCAAAGATTGCTGTAAAATCTAAAACATCACAATTTTGAGTTGGTGTTGGTGTAGGTGTTAAACATATACCACTAAAGACATAGGATGTTGATAAGTCGGGACAGATACTTGTGGATGGATACTTACCACTTAAATAACAAGTACCTCCAAGAATATTAGATAAACACCATTCACTAGTTGTCCCCGTTGTATGATATATAGTCCAACCACTGGTTTGACCCGTCCAATATGTGTAACCATTATAGGTACCACCTGTTATGTAGTTATCGTCGGCACCTACTATTCCGGTATTATTTACACAATATGTTGAATTACAAGCCATATTAGATTACTATATTTGAGATTGAGGTACAACCATTATTATCAACAACTTTTAAATTAAATGATATCTGACCTTCCATAATTGAAGGAACCTGAAAATCGTAAGGTAACGATGATGATGGTATTGTGTTAATATATACACAAGTAACATTTAATGAATCACATAGATAAACATTAAAGGGTGTTGCTCCGGATATATTATTGATATTAATATTTGTTGGCATTTGGTTAAAAGTTATTATCATAAATATAGTAGGATTAAAAAACTAATAAAGTTTTGATAATAATAATTTTATTCTTATCTTTGCCCCTATGTCAGACGATGCGGAAATATTATTAGAGATACTACACGAAATTTTGGGTGATGAGAAACTTCATTACGAATCGAAGGGTCAAATATCTTTTGACTGTCCGATATGTGATGAGGACCAACACAAAGGAAATATGGAGGTAAATTATTTTGACCACGTATTTAAGTGTTGGAGTTGTGGTGATGAGAATAATACCAAAGGACCTCTTGGAAAACTTATAGATAATTTTGGTAACAAGAAACAAAAAAAAATCTACAATCTACTCCAACCTGAGAATCACAAACCAAAAGAGAAACGAGTTGATAAACTAAAACTACCTGAGGGATTCACAAAATTCAAGGATAGTAGTTTGGTTTATCCAGTTCGTCGTCAGGCGTATAACTATTTAACTCAACGAGGAATAACCGATAAGATTATTGAAAAGTATGGTATTGGGTTCTGTGATAAAGGTGCGTTCTCTGGTAGGATAATTATACCCTCCTATGATATAAAGGATGAGTTAAACTATTTCATTGCTCGAAGTTGGGACCCA